GAACTAATGGTCTTGGCTGTACTGTCGCGGGCGTAGGCATGGGAGGCGGGTCTGGCGGGGGTGGTGGTGCCAAGTATTGTAACTGTTCCGTTGGGCATGGTGGTGGAGGTGGAGGTAAAATTTTCCCAGGGACAGGAGGGGCTGGTGGTACCTGTAATAGTTCTGCTGCTGGGGGTTCTTCAAATGCTGTAGGTGGTAATGCAACTTACTGTGGTGCAGGTGGTGGAGGGGGATGGGGTGCTTCAGGAGGTATAGGTTTTGGTGCTACTGGTTATTTAACTACTGCAGGTGGAGTTGGAGGTAAAGCCATATCACTTAATGGGCACACAGTGACTTATATCACCACAGGTAATGTATGGGGGGCAGTAGCATAATGGACATCTTTCAAGTAAATGATTTAGCAAATAGCCAAACTATTTATTATGTTCCTGACACAACGACTCAGACCGATGGAGTCGCTTTAGGGATTCCTAATACAGCATGGAACGTAGGCATTTTAACAGATGCACAAAACCAATTAATATTAAATCAACAAGCATACTTAACACAGCAAGCCGATAGGTTTTCTGTTGCTATATCCTCTATTGATGCTAATGGCTATCAAGTATGGAGTTCTTGTGATTTAACTTTAGAACAACCAAACACATCAAAAACTTATCATGTTTTTAATTCTATTGATGGTACATATACTGAAGCTACAGGGTTAGACGCTGCTAATGCTTTATTTGTACAGATGCAACAAACATTTTTAACTTGGTACAATATGAGTTCAGTTATTACTTTAACTACACTACCTACAGTACCTAAAAAATCTAAAGGGGTGGTAGTTTAATGACAACAGATTCATGGAATCAATTTGATTACTTCCCATCTAGTGTTTATACAATGGATAAGCTTGAGTATTTAGAAACAGTTAAAGCAGTTTCAGATTCATACATAGCAAAATCTACACAAGTAGTAGATGTATTATATCCTTGTAAAATGACAGAGGACTTTAGTGCTGAACCATCAATGCATGATTTTAATATGTACGTGTTAAATACTGCTTGGAATGTATTGAAGTCTCAAGGTTATGCAATGGATAAATATAGAACTGTATTTAGTTCTATGTGGACACAAGACCATGATACAGGCTCTGCAATGGCAGAACACATACATGGTGGTGGTATACAACTAACTGCTTTTTATTTTCTTGATGTCCCTGAAGAAAGCTCTAAAGCAATATTTCACGACCCAAGAGCCAGTAAGGTTATTATTGCCTTAGAGGAAGAGGATAGTACACAAGCAACACAGGCTAGTCGTATGGTGAACTTTACACCTAAAGCTGGGATGCTAATGATTTCTAATGCTTACCTTCCTCATTCCTTTACCAAGAATGGCGCTAATAAAGCTCTTCAGTTTGTACACATGAATATCAATGTTATCCCTAGCCAAGCACACTCATGTCAAGCTCCAGCGGAGGTGATATGAACAAGTATTTAATCAGATTCAATAAGTCTCGTGGACAAGATGGCAGAGGTACAGTAGACCATGTATGGAGAGTCTTTGAGAATGGTAATGAGTTCCTATGTAAACATATTCAGATTAATGTGCCAGTAAATGATGAAAGAACTGGGGATGATTGGAATATTGCTTGTGAAGGCACTATGGAAATAGATAAAGAAACATCAACAATTACTATATTAGGAACAATATAATGACACAAGCAAGTAATATAGCGATCGGAAGCTCGCAATTCAACGCCTCCGGGGTTCTGCAACTACTAGGCGGAGGCACAGGTGTCACTACAGGTACGGGCTCAGGCTCAGTGGTACTAAACACCTCACCTACATTAGTGACACCTTTATTAGGTACACCAACATCAGGAGTTGCAACTAACTTAACAGGATTGCCGCTTACTACAGGTGTTACAGGTACTTTACCAATAGCTAATGGGGGTACAAACTCAACTGCAACTCCTACGGCTGGCGGTGTGGTTTATGGAACTGGTACGGCTTATGCAATCAATTCTGCTGGTACTGCTGGACAAAAGCTAATATCAGGAGTAGCTGGTGCGCCCACATGGGGTAGTTCTGTAACATCAGGTACAGCAGTAGCAAGTACATCAGGTACATCAATAGACTTTACAGGTATTCCTAGTTGGGCTAAGAGGGTTACTGTGATGTTTGCTGGCGTAAGTTTAAGTGGCGCATCAAATATTTTAATTCAAATAGGATTAACTACTCCAGAGGTTACTGGATATTTAACAGGAAGTGGTGGTTTTGCATCAACAAGTGGTGTATCAAATTACACTACAGGATTTGGTATTGACATAGCAGGAATACCACCTGCCGCTGGAAGTCAGTATGGAACAGCTATTATTAATTTAGTATCTGGAACAACCTATAATATATTCGGCAACTTTTACAGAGCTGCTACTCCAGCAATGGTTGTACTTGCTGGAACTAAAGTAACAGCTTCTATTATTGACCGAGTTCGCATAACTACAGTAAACGGCACAGACACCTTTGATGCTGGCTCTATTAACATATTATGGGAGTAACAAATGATTATTTCAATTGATGTCAATACAGGTGAACAAACTGAATTACCTGATGCAATGCCTAGTATAGAAGTACCACCCACAGCAGACCAAAATAAAGCAACAGCATCAGGCTTACTCTCTGCTACCGATTGGACTACGATTGCCGATGTAGGCAACCCACAAATGGCGAACCCTTATTTAACTAATCAAGCTGACTTTATTGCTTATCGTAATGCAGTACGTAATATGGCGGTCTATCCTATAGAAGGAAACTTAACATGGCCGACCGTACCTACTGAAAATTGGAGTAAAGTATAATGGCATTTTTTAAAGAATTAGAAGCTGAAATAGAAACGATTGTAGCTAAAGTGGAAACACCCATCATTGTTAAAGCCATTGAGGTACCTCACCCAAACCCAATCATCGCCTTAGCAATTGCTCAAGCCGCTGAACGTCTGGCAAATGAGACTAGATAATGGCCTCATTAGAGCAACTTAAAGAAGAGGTTGATAGCCTAAAAGAAGATCTTGTAGGCATCAAACAGGATACTTCAGAATTATTAGCTGCTTGGAAAGATGCTAAGGGAGCACTAAAAGCCCTTGCGTGGATTGGAGCTGCAGCTCGATGGTTTATGGCAATTGTAGGTGCAGGAACCTTTATCTACTTTTTAATTTCTGGTAAAAAATAATGTCTATTTTTTCGGATGTTATCTCTACAGCCGATGGGAAAGTAAGTCATTCTAAGCTGTGGTGCAACATAGCTTATTTGGCTGGCACCATTAAGTTTATTATGATTCCAAATCCATCTGCAGATATTTGGATGGCATACTTAGGTATTGTTGGAAGTGCTGCAGTGGCTTCTAAATTTATTTCTATGAAATATAAAGACACTAGTGTATAATGATTGAATGATTATACAAAATATATTACCCAAAGAACTTGAAGATGAAATTTATACTGTGATGACAGGAACCGGTTTTCCTTGGTATTGGAATGCTGAACAGATTGTTCCGGAAACCCCAGACGATCATATTTTTCAATTAACACATGTTTTCTTTTTATATAAAAAAGTCTGGTCTAAATATTATAATATAACCAATCTTATGGTTGGTATATTCGCAGAAAAAACAGGAATTAAAATTAAGCGGATTGTGCGTATCAAAGGAAATTTAATTCCTAATATATCACACACTTCGGGGTCTTTAGATAATTTAATCCATCCCGATGTAGATCCAAAAACTCCGGGAAACTTCATTACATTTGTATACTATGTAATGGATTCAGACGGCGATACTATAATTTTAGATGATGATAAAGTAACTGTAGTAGATAGATCCCCTCCAGTGAAAGGGAACTGTTATTGGTTTGATTCAAAAACATACCATAGGTCCACAGTTCCAATTGACCATAAAAGAAGAGTAGTTATTAACTTTATCTTGGAGGTTGAATGATTATATTAACCACAGATGATTATGATTTCATAGCTCTTAATTTTGACACTGGGGCTGTCATTCATAAACAAAATAAATCATCTCAATTACTATCTAAAAACTTAGAGGGTAAGGGGCGAAATATATACCGCCCCTTTGGTATTGAGTTTGATAATGAATTTATCTATGTGGCTTCAAATGACAGATTAGCAGCTTTCAATAGAAAGACTTGCTTTTTTGATCACANGATAGATATTCCACTTTATATAAATACCCATCAAATTATTAAAGATGGTAATACTTGGTATACATGCAACACTGCAGTTGACTGTATTGGGGTTTATTCAAATGGGGAAAATCAACAGATCAATGTCAACTTTTTAAATAAGGTTGTAACTCCTGCGGCTCCGGACCATGTTGATGTAATGGACTCCAGGCATGTCAATTCCTTATTTAATACAGAAGATAAACTTTATTTTTGTAGGCATAATAACAAAAAAGTAGATTCAGATTTTGGATACTTAGATAAGAACACTTTAGAGTTAAAAATGATAGCTAGTGGTGGAAAGTGCTGTCATGGCGTTAGGATTCTTAATAATCAATTATATACGCTCTCTACATCGACCGGAGAGCTCTTAAAAATTGATCTTGGTGCCCTAGGTATTACCAGATATAAATTAGTGGATCCAAAAACGACGTTTTTACGTGGGTTAGATCTGTATGATAATAAATTAGTAGTTGGGGTATCTGTTAATTTTAAAAGTGCAACTAGAAAGCATTCTAGTTATGTTTTAGTATTTGATTTACGAACAGGGAATTATAAAAGGTTTCCTATACCAGATAATGATTGTATAAATGATTTAAAGGTGATGCCAAAATGCTCTTCTTAGCAGCGTACTGGAAACAAATAGCTATCCTAGCAGTATTAGTAGGGTCTATTCTTTATTCACACCATATTGGGTATGTATCAGGAAAAGAAACCATCCAGATTAATTGGGATAAACAAAAAGTAGTGGACTCTATCGCCGCAGAAAAAGCGGTATTAATCACCGCAAAAGTAACCACAGATTCAAATAAGGAAACTCAAAATGCAAACACTAAATTTAATCAAATATTTAACAGTATTAGCCCTACTCCTGGATCTGACTGGTTGCGCATCATTTCAACCAGTCAAAGCAATAGCAGTACAGTGTCCAGCGTTCCCACCCTTACCAAGCAGCTTGACAGTGAAGCCCCAGACACAGTATCTCGTGCCTCCTTTGAAAAATTAGAGAGTGATTGCACTGAGACAACTAAACAATTACTTAACGCACAAGATTGGGCTTTAGAACAGGCTGCAATATATGACCAAAAATGAAAAAGCTTTACTAGATACAATATCGCATTCTGAGATAGGCCCAGCTCTTCTTGCCAAATCAGACAACGGTTATAATGTAATCGTTGGGTCTACCCCCAACACTCCACATTTATTTTTAAGTTACGCTGATCATCCTAGACAGCTTATTAGACTTAGTGCCACGCTTTCATCCACAGCAGCAGGACGATACCAAATATTAGCTAGGTACTTTGATGACTATAAGCAGTCTTTAAACCTACCTGACTTTTCACCCGACTGCCAAGATCGAATAGCTTTGATGCAGTGCCATGAACGTGGAGCTTTAGATGATATTAATAAGGGTAATTTTGAAACAGCTATAGTACGAATATCTAATATTTGGGCATCACTTCCCGGATCAAATTATGGACAACATACCAATAAAATGGCTGATCTAAAAGCTTTCTATATTACAGCTGGTGGGCGAACTTCATAGTATTTGTGTATTAGTATAACTAGAAGGCAGATCACCTTCAATTCAAAAACCTCGAGGAGCAATACAATGGAAGATTTTAAAAGAATGGTTAAAATGAAAGCTGGTGGCTGCGTTTCAGAAGCTGCTGAAAAAGCTTATGGTGGCAGTATGTCGAAAAAAGCTTGTGGTGGTAAAATCATGAAGAAAAAAGAAGGTGGTAAGGTTCATGATGATGAAGCTCAAGATAAAGTATTAATCAAGAAAATGATTGACAAAGAAGAAAAAGGTGAAAAGCCTGAGTTAAAACTTAAAAAAGGCGGTCGTACAGCTAAAGCTGAAGGCTCTGTTAAAAAATTCAAAGCTGGTGGTAAGTTAGATGTACCATCAAAAGCTGCAGTTAAAGAAAAAGAAACTCCTGCAAAAGAAACAAAACCCGCGGGTAACAAAGATGCTGTTGTAAAAGTAAAGCCTACAGGCGATAAAAAAGCAGATATCCCAAATAAAGCTGCTGTTAAGCCTAATCGTTCTGGCGAAAATGCTATTGATGATATGCAAAAAGCTGGCGGTAAAGTTCCTGCTAAAAAAGCTGGCGGTAAGATTAAGAAATTTGCTGATGGTGGTATGACAGGTACGCCTAATATTCCCCCAGCTATTTTGGAACAAATGCGACGTGCTAAAATGGCTCAAGATACAGCCAGAATGGCTGCATTAGCTAAAGGAATGCCTCAAGGTGGTGGTATGCCTCCTCAAGGAATGCCTCAAGGTGGTGGTATGCCTCCTCAAGGAATGCCTCAAGGTGGCCAACAAATCACTCCACAAATGATCCAAGCATTGATGGCTGCTCGTCAAGGTCAAGCTGGTGGTATGGGTGCTCCAATGGCTGGTGGAAATCCAGGTTTAGGTCAATAAAATGCCGGTTAAATCAAAAGCACAACAAAAAGCTATGTACGCGGCTGCTGAGGGTGAGAGTACCATTGGCATTCCTAAGAAGGTAGGCAAGGAGTTTATTAAAGCTCCAGCACCTAAGAACCTTCCTAAAAAAGTAAAAGGTAAATAAATTTTGGCATATTCTGGAACATATGATAAGACTAAGATATCGATTGATCAATTGATATCTTATGCATACCGCGACGCTGGTAAACAGACCGAAGAAATGACGCCTGAATACGTTAATGCGGGTAAGCAAGCCTTATTTTATGTACTCCAGAATTCTGTCAATCGTGGTATTAATATTTGGTTACAGCAATGGGTTGTGCTTGGTGCACAAACTAATCAGCAAATACTTTCAATGCCGGTTAATACAGTTGATGTATTAGAAGCTAACTGGGTTTATATTACTAATCCATCGATTGCTGAATCATATCCAATTGATAACCNCGGTGCTCCAGCTTTGTTTGACCAAAGTGGTAACGCTAACTTAAATGAATTTGCTACGACTACGCTTACAGAAAACTATTTCGGAGCTTCTTATGCTAATCAAACCCGAATATTTTATGTAGGATTTAATGCGTACTGTCCAGATACTACAGCTACATACTCATTAGATCTTCAAGTAAGTAATGATGGGGTTACGTGGGAAACATGGCAGTCTTGCCCTGATGTCACATTAAACGATCAAGAATGGTCTTACATCTCTGTAAATAATACACAACAATTTTATTTTTATCGGTTGATTAATAGGAATACTAGCACTACATTTTCCTTACGAGCGATACAATTTGCACAAAGTCAACAAACAATTCCAATGGCTAGATTGAATCGTACAGACTATTTCAATTTACCTAATAAACAATTTCCAAGTCAAAGAACGCTACAGTATTGGTTTAACAGGCAAGTAGATCCTCAAATGTATCTATGGCCAGTACCAAGCAATAACTATCAAGTTTTTCAATTGATAATTGAAATGCAACCACAAGATGTTGGTGATTTATCAAATCAACTATATCTACCAGATCGTGTGCTCCCATACATTCAAGCGGCGCTATCTCATAAATTAGCTATGCAATTACCTAATATTGATATGAATAGAATAGCATACTTAGAAAAATTAGCTTTAGATCTAAGAACACAATTTGAAGAAGAAGATAGAGACAAATCTCCAATATATCTGCAACCAAATTTCAGTTACTACACGAGATAGTTAAATGAGCTCCATAATGAATTACGATAGCCTTGTAGCGGATATCATTAACTATACTGAAAGAAACGACGATCAGTTTGTAGCTACAATCCCAACAATAATTGCCTTAACAGAGGCGAGCATTGCTGCAGAATTAAAAACACTACTTCAGTTAAATGTAGTAGAAACTACATTAGCAGTAAATCAAACAGTACTAGACAAACCAGTTCGCTGGCGCAAAACAGTATCCATGAAAATAAATGGGTCTCCAATACTTTTAAGGAGCCAAGACTATGTGGCACAACTTCAATCCCAGTCTAGTTCTGGTGAGCCTATTTACTATGCAGACTATGATTATAGTCATTGGACTTTTGCCCCAGCTCCGGATGCAGTATATCCTGTTGAAATAATCTACTATAGCTTAATTCAACCTTTAGATGCAAGCAATCAAACTAACTTATTCACTGCCACAACTCCTCAATTAATGCTTTACGGTGCTTTGTATCACTCAATGGTATATTTAAAAGCATTAGATAAGATTGGTGTTTGGAAAGGTTATTTTGATGATGCTATGACTGCAATTAAGGGTGAAGACAATGCCCGTAAAATCGATAGAAACACATCCATTCAAGAGCCATAAATATGACAACACCTACATACGTTTCCCCTTTCACTGGAACAGTGGTTCAGCCTACAGATGTATCATATCTTGCGCTTGCACTTACCAATAATACCCCTTTATACTGGCCTGCAGTTGTTAATGAAACACAAGTAGCTGTAGCTCGAATTATTGATTGTACCCCAAACACAACCTTATTATCAATATTCTTACCTGACGCTACACAAGGAACCGTAGGGTCAGATATTTTAATTCGTAACTTGGGATCAG